GCGTCTTAGGCCTGTTGCCAGTGCAAATTCAACAACAGACTTTAATGGCTCCGGACATTCATCAATCAGCCTTTGTGCTTCATGGGGCTCCAGCCAGCGGATCCGTTTATTCTTTGGTTGGGGCACTTTAATAATTGGTGCCTTATCCAGCATTTTCCATTCACGCTCTGCGGCTCTTAGTAGGGCCTTTATAAATGAAAGATGCGTAGCCTTCGTTGCAACGGACGCTGGTTTTGGCGTGTATTCTGGAACAGGTTTCCCTTTTTTTCTGCATGCTTCTGCCCTGAGTTTCCAGTTTTCCTCATGACGCCGGTTCGTCATTTTATGCATTGCTGAATAAATTTTTGATTCAGTAATGTCTCTTAGTTGCATTCCTGCGAAATGTTGAAGCCAGAATCCGATCCGGCTTTTGTCATCGTCCAGTGATTTTTTATGTGCTTTCTCTTCAAGCCACCTGACACACGCTTCCTCGAACGTTATATCAGGTATTTCACCAAGTTTGCTGACCCGCCATGCTTCAGCCTTTAGCTTGTCATGGAGTTCTGTCGCCTGCCTTTTGTCCTTTGTTCCAAGAGACTGTTTAAATCTTTTACCGTTCGGCAATGTGAAACTGGCGTACCATATTTCACCTCTGCGGAAGAGTGACATTTTCTTTCCTCTGTTATGCCATCACCCGCGCTCACCTGGACAGTATGCAGCGGAGACTGAAGAGCCGCAATGCAGGCTTGTCGTGTTGTGAGGTAAGGAGATTTATTCTTAGTGGGATCTTTGCGTGTTGCCTGAAGACGCCCTGTGCGTATCCAGTTAATGGCAGTCGGTCTGGATATCTTGAGAAAATGACAGGCCTCATCGAGTGTGAGGCTGTATGGCTCCATTATTTCACCTCTTGCTGTGACATTGTTGAAAAATGGATACCAGCTCGTTGCTGCCAGACGATCCAACCGAGAGTCATATCCCATGCCATGTATTCGTTATCGCCGTTTTTTGCTCTCCGACGATCTACTAAGTCACCGAAACGCTTTTCCATGAATAATTCATAAGCTTCGCGTTCATCTGGTTCTACTTCCAGAGATAGGAGTGCGATTTCATAAGCACGGCGCTCAATATCGTCTCGCACGTCAAGGCTGCTGATACGCTCTTTAATTTCTTTAATCAGTTCTTTGTCGGTAAAAGTGGTCATTATGCTCCAGCCTCCGGTGCTTTTGGCATTACTGCCCAGTGAGTGATATTGACGTTTTCAAGGTCCCCGACCTGAAATGTCCACTGCCATTCTCCGGTTTCTTTTTGTCCCCAGGTGTACCAGAGAGAACGCCAGCCAATTAGCCAGCCTTCTCCGTTAGCATCGAATAACAAAACACTTTCATTTGCTGGTGGCAGTTCAGTTGACACTGGTATTACTTTGTTTTCCTGTGCTGCACATTTAGCTTCAAGCGCATCGAATTTACGCACTAGGTATTCAGCATCTGTTTCATTTACTTTCAGATCTCGCGGTACACATCTCCCACGAAGAAACCCTTCCATTTCGAAAACATTCATGCGCATTTGCGTAACTCCGATAACTCGTTAAAGCGTTCCATAAACATCCCGTAGGCATGGCCCGGAGCCAGTGGAATCACGTTGAACATCTCTGTTGCCGGGATACCTTCCAGTACAGGCCAGAAAGAGCCATCATCAAGCCCGAGATCGCGGCGTTCGGTTGCCAGCATGATGAGATCGGCATATTTCACGGGCGTACTCATAACTGGGGGTAACCCGTATTTCTCACGGATTACGGCGTCTATTTTTTCTTCCATTTGTTTATAGTCAGGAAGAAGGCGTTTCAGTGGTGCGGGAATGTCCTGGCAATACGCTTCTGTTGCATCATGCATTAACGCTTCAAAAGCAAATTCCTGCGGCACCAGCTGGCTGCAAAGAACCGCATGTTGGGCGACGCTGTAGAAGTGCGAAAGATGACCGGCAAAGCGACAGATATTTGAAAGGGAAACCGCGATATCGTTAATATCGATGTCGTCTTTATTTATCCTGTCATAATAAAAATGCTTCCCGGAAAAAGTTTTAATAAATGACATTTTGTTCTCCACGTATATGCGCTGCACCGCGCTGAATTCTGGTAAAAAGAATCCCTCACCATCCGGCGATTATTGAGTAAATTACGTTTCCATAAATGCCCCCGCAGGGGCATTTGCAGTAATGAAATCAGGCGGTGAAAGTACCAATAAAGGTTTCTACTTTGCTGTCCTTGAATTTCTCAACAAGCAGATCACGAAATTCGTTAGCCATTTCTTCCTGCACCGCCTCCAGCTGAATAATGCGTAGAACCAGTACAGGACGATCGCCAGTGATAATACTGAGGCGTAATTTAAACGGACGTTCTTTCAGACCTTCAAACGGAACGCATTTAAATTCAAATGCCACTGGCATAATGTCTTTGGTCTTCGCTTCGACAGACTCCATCAGGGAGCGTTTGCCGCTGAAGTCATTATCTTCAAAATCAGCGGTCTGGTTTGCTTCAATCGTGATTTTACGGACAGCCGCAGCCGTTTTTGTTGCCTGAATAGCGTCACCATTAGCATCAAAGCCCACAAGATAGTCGGCCCAGTCTTCAATCCATTCTGCCAGTGACTTCTGGGAGTTACGCTCGCCGTTAACAGACAACAGAGCAGAGAACGGTGCTGTCTTTTTCAGTTTGAGTGTGGCGGTGTTATCTGCGTGACCTGGTTCATCAATAGTACCCAGGTTAAGCACACTGACGGCACGCATATTATCAGCATCGATAAAGCAGCGGGTGCCTTCATCTGCAAGATCTTTAGAATAACGGGTAAAGTCATCGATGCTGGCAGTGGAAAGCGCACCACGGAAACGGAAGCGATTTAAATTAAATTTTTCCAGATCATGAATGCGGAAATTCTCAGGCAATGCCACAGCATCGGCACCAATCTTACTGATAATTTCATTAACACCCTGAGCAGAAATAAGGGCATGGATTTGATTAATTGCGGTTGCGTCTAAGTTCTGAGACATAATAAGTCCTCACTATATAAAGATATTCAGTGATGAGATAAATAATCAGTTAATTAAAAACGATATTAACGACCTGCTGCGCGGAGTTTTCCGTCAGGTTCACCGGCAAGAGTCAGTAACTGTCCCTGGTCTTCCTGCAGAATAGTCAGGCGACCACCGCGATTGACATACATCGGCGTTTCGGTGGTGTCTTCTTCGGAAATTTTCCCGCGGTTAGTCGGGCGAACATATGAGAGTTTGTGTTTGATTTTCACTCGGTTCTCATCAAACGGTTCGATTTCCAGGTTGAGCGAGACCTTACCTTTGGTTTTCGTGTTCATCACACCGGAAGCGACTTCACTGAGAACTGCGCCGATTTTGGTTTCAAATACGCCGCCGTCCAGCTCCCCGATAAATGCCTGCACATCAGTACTGCGTTCGCTAGCCATTTTGCTGCTCCTCATCATATCGACCCTGCAAGGTCGGTTAGTTTCTCCACAAAACAGAGAAGAACACCTGCGGTGACTGCCGCCCGGATGGATTGGGTTATGAGCCCGTCGTCCGGTGATGCTCTTCTCTGTTTTGTAAAAAGGACGGTACCAGCCGGAAGCAAGGGTACAAGCTGGTACCGCCAAGACTACACACAGCATAAAGTTGTGGTGCCGGGTGCCTCCCGGTGCCTGGCGAAGGTTGCACACCAGGCGGGTGGGTATCCACAGAAGGTCGACTGTCAGCCTCAACCTTAACCCGCGTGCGCTGAGCCGCATTCACCACAACGCTAAGGATTCTCTCTGGTTGAAAATACTTAGCTGTTATGTGCCTGCTTTTAGCCACATCAGGCGAGGTGGACCTAGTTATTCCCCAACAACAAGGATTCGGTTAATCTGGTTATCCCCAACAACGCAAAAGGAAAAGAAATGTCCGGTAATATCTATACGCTGTACAAATCCCACTGTGAAAATGTTGGAAAGTATCGGGGCATTGAAATCAGTGGGGTAGTGTCATCAGTCGAAATAAGCAAAGTTGAATCAAGGGCAACATTACTTACTCTTTTGGACCTTGTCTTACATGAGCACCGGAAGAAATTCGGCACTCCCTATAATCAGTTGAATGGGAAAAAGGCTCTGGTTCACCTTATTCTGATGAAGCATCACTGGATGCCAAAACAGATTAATGAGATGAAATTTGATGAACTTCTTCTTTCAATTCAGGATGAACTCACACTTGATAAAATAAGCGTAACCGCCCAGAAATTTTTAGATTATCGAGACTGGAGATCACAAATTCATCACTTTGATGATTTTGACGAAAATGAATGGGATCCTAATTTGTCTGCACAATATCTAAAGTAACATCCTGTGATAAAACCGTGATTTCCTGATCCAGTTTTTTTAAAGAGTCTATTGTTTCCTGTCGATAAGACAGCACTTCACGAAGCTGGTTTATAGCTGCCAGCTTCTTTGTCATCCACTCATAAATTTCCTCATCTGTGTAGCCAGGCGCGACGATTTTGGGTTCTGTTTTGTGCATTTCACATCTCCTCAAGTTATCAGTTACTTGTTGATGGGGACCAGATTGTTAAAGAGCTAAGCGTCCTGTAGGGCGCTTTTTTGTTGCTAACGAATCATCCTGGACTTCATATGCCCCAGGCGGCTACTTCGTGGGCGTCCTGCCTGTTCGTTTTTGACATTTACTGACTGCTTACGACACATGCACCGTGTTGCAACCAGATTTTGTTGTAATCCGGTAGTTGGTCTGGAACAAAAGATAAAATTAAATTGCGAGATATGCAAGTAATATTTGCGAGGTATGCAAATTTATAGGTATTAAAAAGCCACCTTTCGGTGGCCGATGGATGGGATATTGAGGTTAATTATGTCTCTTAAGGGTTTGCGACTGACTGATTAAGACCTTTCCAAAGACCATGAATCGGTGTTCGTTTTCGCTAGTAATTCCCCATTCACGGTAAATCTGGTTATCAGAAATCACCAGCAGTTTGTCAGGAATCATTTGAAGTCTTTTAACGTATATTTTGTCATCAAAACCAAAGACATATATACCATCACCATCAAACTGATTGATGCTGACATCAACGAAGATGAGATCTCCTGGCTCAATGGTTGGACACATACTGTCCCCACGAACGTTGATAACTTTGATGTGATTGGCTGGTCGTCCGCCGAACATTGATACAGCATTATCAGTTCTGTATTCGATGGCATGAATCACATCAATGACATCACCGCCCTGGATAAGGCCATTTCCCGCACTGGCACTGATATCCAGCATTTCAATACGGAACACATCCTTCACCTGCGCAACATCCTCATTATTACTGTTTTTATATACAGTATTACTTTTGTGGGCAGAGGTAAAGAGATCAGCAATATCAACACCTAAGCTCTTGGCAATATTACTCAGTGTTTGTTCGGTAAATTGTTTTTGCTTACCCGTTTCTAAGCGCGAGATGTTCGCCGCATCTACTCCTATTGCTTCAGCGAGATCGGCGATTTTCATGTTCTTCGCTTGGCGAAGTTGTCTGACTCGGTTTCCTATGTTCATGCGTTTATTACATTTCTTTATTGCGTGATAAGCAAATCAACTTGCGCAAAATAATTGCGTGAAATAACATGCATAACGCGCAATATTTGGAGGTTATATGCAATCACCATTACGAAATGTGCGTAAGGCGCATGGTTTCACTTTGCAGCATGTTGCTGCGGGTGTTCAAGTCAATCCAGCGACGTTGAGTCGTATTGAGAGGCTGGAGCAGATTCCATCTATCGAGCTTGCAGAACGTTTAGCCAATTTTTTTAAGGGTGAAGTCAGCGAAATGCAGATTCTTTATCCGGCACGTTTTCAATCTAGCCAAAACCAGAATGGGTTTAAACCACAGGAACAGGAGGTGAACCGTGGGTAAGCATCACTGGAAAGTAGAAAAACAGCCTGAGTGGTACGTGAAAGCTGTCAGAAAAACTATCGCAGCGTTGCCGGGGGGTTACGCTGAAGCTGCTGACTGGCTGGATGTAACAGAGAACGCATTATTTAACCGCCTTCGTGCCGATGGCGATCAGATTTTCCCGCTGGGATGGGCAATGATTTTGCAACGTGCTGGTGGAACTCACTTCATTGCTGACGCTGTGGCGCAGTCTGCAAATGGCGTCTTTGTGTCTCTTCCTGATGTCGAGGATGTGGACAACGCCGATATCAACCAACGCCTGCTGGAGGTCATTGAACAGATCGGCAGTTATTCAAAACAGATTCGTTCAGCAATTGAAGACGGTGTAGTGGAACCGCATGAGAAGACAGCAATTAACGACGAGCTGTACCTCTCAATTTCGAAGCTGCAGGAGCATGCAGCACTGGTCTACAAAATTTTTTGCATTTCAGAAAGTAATGACGCCCGCGAGTGTGCAGCTCCGGGCGCCGTGGCGTGTCGTGACTGTGGAGAAACTAACGCATGAATAGTTTAACAACACACTACCGTCGCTCGCAACTGATTGCGCTTCCTGTACCGGGTGGAAAAGCGAAGGTGGAGTATTGCTATGCAGTAAATGTACCAGGTGGCAGGGTAATTGTAACCCACAGCTTTGCAGAGTGGGCTGTGGGTGATTTTAACCGGCAGAAGGAGACAGTCCTTTGCGACAAGTTAACCGCTGGTTCAAAGATCACTACGGAGTGCCCGTCAGAGTCATTCGTTGGGAGCCGGAAACACAACGGGTTATCTACCTCCGTGAAGGCTATGAGCATGAGTGCTTCAGCCCGCTCGAACAGTTTCGTCGTAAATTCAGGGAAATAGAGGTCGGTCATGAGCACTAAATTAACCGGCTATGTATGGGATGGTTGCGCAGCGTCAGGCATGAAATTATCCAGCGTGGCAATTATGGCCCGCCTGGCTGATTTCAGTAATGACGAAGGTGTGTGCTGGCCATCAATTGAAACTATTGCCCGTCAGATTGGCGCGGGGATGAGTACCGTCAGAACGGCTATCGCACGGCTGGAAGCAGAAGGCTGGTTAACGCGTAAGGCGCGTCGCCAAGGTAACCGCAATGCGTCGAATGTTTATCAGCTTAACGTTGCGAAGCTTCAGGCAGCGGCATTTTCTCAACTGTCAGATTCTGACCCGTCAAAATCTGACGCATCAAAATCTGACCCGTCAAAATTTGATGCGTCGAAATCTGGCAAAAAAAGCGGTTTTTCACCCGTCAGAATCTGGCGGGGATCCGTCAGTAAAATCAAAACATGATCCGTCAGATAAAAAAAACTTCTCGTCCGGACGCTTCGCAACCGGACACGCAGACGGCTGAACAGGAGTTTTTAACTCGCCATCCTGATGCGGTTGTATTCAGCCCTAAAAAGCGCCAGTGGGGAACGCAGGATGATTTGACCTGCGCACAGTGGCTCTGGAAAAAAATCATCGCCCTGTACGAGCAGGCCGCCGAATGTGACGGCGAGGTGGTTCGTCCCAAAGAACCGAACTGGACAGCCTGGGCAAACGAAATTCGCCTGATGTGTGTGCAGGATGGTCGTACTCATAAACAAATCTGCGAGATGTACAGCCGCGTCAGTCGCGATCCGTTCTGGTGCCGTAACGTGCTCAGCCCGTCGAAGCTGCGGGAAAAATGGGATGAGCTTTCCCTGCGCTTATCGCCGTCCGTCAGCACGTACACCGAAAAACGCGAAGACCCGTACTTCAAAGCCAGTTACGACAACGTGGACTACAGCCAGATCCCGGCAGGATTCAGGGGGTGAGCATGAGTCTTTTGAATGACGTTCAGAAATTCATTGAAGCCCATCCGGGCTGTACTTCCGGAGATATTGCGGATGCTTTTGCCGGTTACTCACGGCAGCGCGTTCTGCAGTCAGCAAGCAAGTTACGTCAGAGTGGGCGTGTGGCTCACCGTTGTGAAGGAGATACACGCAGACATTTCCCGCGCCTGACTGAGAGAGCGCAGGAACCGGAACCACAACCAGTTCGTGAAACCAGACCTGTGCGCAATTTCTATGTCGGCACTAACGATCCCCGTGTGATTTTGTGCCTGACCCGCCAGGCGGAAGAACTGGAGTCCAGGGGCTTATACCGTCGTGCTGCAACCGTGTGGATGGCGGCATTCCGTGAAAGCCACTCCCAGCCAGAACGAAACAATTTTCTGGCGCGTCGTGAGCGGTGCTTACGGAAAAGCAGCAAGCGCGCTGCATCGGGTGAAGAGTGGTATCTGTCAGGGAATTACGTGGGGGCTTAATGAGTAATAAATATTGCCAGACGCTGGTGGAACTGCGGAACAAACCAGCCCATGAACTGAAGGAAGTGGGCGATCAGTGGCGCACGCCGGACAACATTTTCTGGGGAATTAACACCCTGTTTGGCCCGTTTGTTCTGGATCTGTTCACTGACGGTGATAACGCCAAATGTGCCGCGTATTACACGGCGGAAGACAACGCGCTGGCGCATGACTGGTCAGAACGTCTTGCGGAGCTTAAAGGTGCTGCCTTTGGTAATCCCCCATACAGCCGCGCCAGTCAGCATGAGGGGCAATACATCACCGGCATGCGTTACATCATGAAACATGCCAGTGCCATGCGTGATAAGGGCGGGCGCTATGTTTTCCTGATCAAAGCTGCCACCAGCGAAGTGTGGTGGCCGGAAGATGCAGATCATATTGCTTTTATTCGCGGGCGTATTGGTTTTGAACTGCCTGTCTGGTTTATCCCGAAAGACGAGAAGCAGGTACCGACAGGAGCTTTTTTCGCTGGTGCTATTGCTGTTTTTGACAAGACATGGAAGGGACCGGCAATCAGCTACATCGGGCGCGATGAACTTGAGGCATGTGGTGAGGCGTTTCTGGCGCAGGTTCGCCAGCAGGCGGAAAAACTGGTCAGGGAGATGGCGGCATGACGACGTTAACTCAATGCCAGCAGCAGGTGCTGGATATGCTGATTTCTTATCAGAAAGAACGTGGCTTCCCGCCAACCAATCAGGAGGTGGCAACCATGCTGGGATACCGTTCGGTGAATGCAGCGGTGGAGCATCTTCGCGCACTGGAGAAAAAAGGCGTCATCACGATAAAGCGTGGCATGGCCCGGGGGATAACGCTTCATACCGCGGTGAAGGACGACGACAGCGAGGCGGTCGGGATTATCCGCGCACTGCTTGCCGGTGAGGAAAACGCAAGGCTGCGTGCAACCCACTGGTTACATGAGAGGGACCTGAAAGTATGAAGCTGATCCTGCCTTTTCCGCCCAGCGTGAACACGTACTGGCGACACCCCAACAAAGGAGCGTTTGCTGGTAAGAGCCTGATAAGCGAGGCGGGGCGAAAATTCCAGAGCGCGGCGTGCGCAGCAATAGTTGAGCAGTTACGTCGTCTGCCGAAACCAACGTCGGCACCCGGAAGCGTGCGGTAACCCGATTACCTATGACGGCGGCACGCTGCTGGATCTGAATCGTCATGAGCTGATTTATCAGTTCGATTTTTCGGTCATCAGCGAGCTGACCGAAGACGATACCCGCCAGCAGGATGACCTGAACAGTCTGGATGAACTGCGAACGCTGGCGATTGATGTTGATTATCTCGATCCCGGTAACGGGCCTGACGGCGATATCGAACATCACACCGAAATACCCCTTCCTTCCTGAGGATCATCATGTTTGTGAAACCTGTTAAAGGGCGGTCAGTGCCTGACCCTGCCCGCGGCGACCTTTTGCCCGCCGAAGGGCGAAATGTTGATGAGAACAACTACTGGCTGCGCCGTGAAGCAGCGGGTGATATCCGGCGCGTGAATAAAAAGGTGAACACCGATGACGATAAGCTTTAACACCATTCCGTCGAATACGCTGGTTCCGCTGTTTTATGCGGAAATGGATAACCAGGCTGCGAATACTGCACAGGACAGCGGAGCATCGCTGCTGATTGGTCATGCCAATAACGGTGCAGAGATTGTTGCCAACAGTCTGGTGCTGATGCCGTCGGCAGACTATGCACGCCAGATTTGTGGTGCGGGAAGTCAGCTGGCGCGTATGGTCGAGGCTTATCGCCAGACCGACCCGTTTGGTGAGCTGTATGTGATTGCCGTTCCGGAAACGCCTTTATGGTAACGCCAGCGACCTGGTCACCATGATCAAAACGCTTTCCGGTGTCAGCCTCGGCAGTGATCTGCAACCGCGCGGCGTCTGGAAAACGGACAGTAAAACCACCGCTACGGCGACGCAGCAGCGTAACGTGGTTGCCAGCACCCTTCGTACGACCGCAATCAGCGAAGCGGCGTATGCCGTCACCCGATTGCCTGCGCCAACAACTTCCGCGGTGATGCAGAATGCCGCAGTGGGGCAGGCAACAACAGCTGCACAGAGCACCGGCTGGCCTTCCGTCACGCATCCGGCACTGAACAATGCACCGGCGATGAAAAACATGGTTGATCTGCCGACGTGGGAAGAACTGACTGACATTCGCGACACACTGAATACGGCAATTGATAAGGAGTTGTCCCGTACAACCAGTGATGCGCTGTTTCTGGCGCTGCGCCGGGTGAAAGCAGATCTGAATGCGGATATCAACACGCGCCTTGAACAGTCTGCACGGATCATTCAGCGCACACCGGATGAGGTTTTACCCGCGCTGGTGCTGGCGGCGACATGGTTTGATAACGCGACGCGTGACGCGGACATTATCCGGCGTAATGCCATTACGCATCCCGGCTTTGTGCCGGTGATCCCTCTGAAGGTGCCAGTGCAATGAACGATAACGTCACGCTACGGGTAAATGGCCGGGAGTGGAATGGCTGGACTTCGGTGCGCATCGGTGCCGGTATTGAACGGCTGGCGCGGGATTTCAGTGTGGAGATCACCCGCCAGTGGCCGGGAGATGAGGGTATCACCACGCTTCAGCCGCGCATTAAAAACGGTTCAAAAGTGGAAGTGCTGATTGGTGATGAGCTGGTGATCACCGGCTGGGTGGAGGCGACTCCCGTTCGTTACGATGCCCGTTCGGTCAGCACCGGTATTGCCGGACGCAGTCTGACCGCTGACCTGATTGACTGTGCAGCCGAACCGACACAGTTTAACGGACGATCGCTGGTACAGATTGCGCAGGCGCTTGCTGCGCCTTTCGGCATTGAGGTGGTGAACAGCGGTGCGCCGTCGGGTGTTATTCCTGATGTCCAGCCTGATCACGGTGAAACGGTGATTGAGGTAATCAACAAAATACTCGGTCAGCAGCAGGCACTGGCTTACGACGATCCGCACGGCAGGCTGGTGATTGGCGGTATTGGCTCAACGCGGGCACATACCGCGCTGGTACTTGGGGAAAACATCCTTTCCTGCGATACGGAGAAGAGTATCCGGGAGCGGTTTTCTGTTTACCAGGTGGCGGGGCAGCGTGCCGGAAACGACGATGATTTCGGTGAGGCCACCACCACCGCGCTGCGGGCCCGCACAGAGGACGCATTTATTGCCCGTTACCGTCCGATGTATATCAGGCAGACAGGGCAGGCTACGGGGGCAGGCTGTATTGCGCGTGCTGACTTTGAAGCCCGGCAACGGGCGGCGCGGACGGATGAAACCACCTATGTGGTGCAGGGCTGGCGACAGGGTAACGGTACGCTGTGGCAACCCAACCAGCGGGTGATTGTCTTTGATCCGGTCTGTGGTTTTGACAATACCGAACTGCTTGTTTCGGAAGTCACGTTTACTCAGGACCAGAACGGTACCCTGACGGAAATCCGTGTCGGCCCGCCTGATGCTTATCTGCCTGAACCTGAAGACCCCGGCGCGCGGAAAAAGAAAAAAGCCAGAGTACAGGAGGACCCGTTCTGATGAGGACGATTGAAGCCATGCAGCGACAACTTCTCGGCCTGATTGGGCGGGCAGTGGTGAAAAGCATCAGTGCCGCCACGAAATGTCAGACCGTGGATGTGTCCCTGATTGCCGGTGAACCCAAAGCCGGGGTTGAACATCTTGAACCCTACGGTTTTACCGCAAGGGCAAACAGCGGTGCGGAAGCGGTGGTGTTGTTTCCGGATGGCGACCGTTCTCATGCGGTGGTTGTTACGGTGTCGGACCGGCGCTACCGCCTGAAAGGGCTGCATACGGGGGAGGTGGCTGTCTATGACGATCAGGGGCAGTCCGTGACGCTGACCCGGGAGGGGATCGTGGTGGACGGTGCAGGTAAAACGATCACGTTTCGCAATGCGCCTAAGGCTCGTTTTGAAATGGACCTGGAAGTGACCGGACAGGTGAAAGACCTGTGCGACTCCACCGGCACCACCATGTCAGCGATGCGGCTTGCCTATAACGGGCATCGTCACAGAGAGAACGGTCAGGGCAGTAACACCGACAAACCTGATAAAGCGATGGAGGCATGATGGAACTGTGGCTGACGGTGAACGGTAAACGCACCTGCGCCAGCGCACCGCTGGATCCGCTGACCCGTGCCGTGGTGATTTCCCTGTTCACCTGGCGGCGGGCTGAACCTGATGACAATGCCGACGTCCCGATGGGATGGTGGGGGGATACCTGGCCTGCGGTACAGAATGACCGTTACGGCTCCCGACTGTGGCTGCTTCAGCGCAGCAAACTGACCAATCAGCTGGTGCAGACGGTAAGGGGATATATCCGCGAATGCCTGCAATGGATGATTGATGACGGCGTAGTGTCCCGTATTGATCTGGATATCCGCCGCACCGGGATTAATGAGCTGGGTAACAGTATCACCCTCTGGCGTCGTGACGGACCGGTAATGATTTCTTTTGATGATCTGTGGAGTGCGATAACGCATGGCGGACAGTGAATTTCAACGCCCGACGCTGGCAGAAAATATCAGTATGCTCCGTAACGATTTATTCGCTAGGCTGGACGTCAGCGACACGCTCCGGCGCATGGATGAAGACGTGCGGGCAAAGGTGTATGCGGCGGCGCTGCATACGGTTTACGGTTACATCGATTATCTGGCAATGAACATGCTGCCTGACCTGTGCGATGAGTCCTGGCTGGCGCGACATGCTGCGATGAAACGGTGTCCGCGCAAGGGGGCCACGTCTGCCAGCGGGTATATGCGCTGGGAAGGTGTCAGCGATGGCCTGAAGGTGACCGCCGGGAGTGTTATTCAGCGCGATGACCTGGTTCAGTACACGGCAACTTCTGATGCAACCAGCTCCGGTGGTGTCCTGCGCGTGCCGATCGCCTGCTCAACTGCAGGCGCGGTCGGTAACGCTGACGACGGTACGGCATTAATCCTGGTCACGCCGGTGAATGGTCTGCCGTCTTCCGGTGTGGCAGATACCCTGACTGGCGGATTCGATACTGAAGATCTGGAAACGTGGCGCGCCCGCGTCATTGAGCGGTATTACTGGACGCCGCAGGGCGGGGCTGACGGGGACTATGTCGTCTGGGCTAAAGAAGTGCCCGGCATTACCCGCGCATGGACATACCGTCACTGGATGGGAACGGGAACTGTCGGTGTGATGATTGCCAGCAGTGACCTGATTAATCCCATTCCGGAAGAATCAACGGAAACGGCGGCAAGACAACACATTGAGCCACTGGCCCCGGTGGCAGGCTCTGATTTGTATGTGTTCAGGCCGGTGGCGCATACGGTGGATTTTCATATCCGCGTGACGCCGGACACACCGGAAATACGGGCTGCCATTACCGCAGAGTTGCGTTCATTCCTGCTGCGTGATGGTTATCCGCAGGGAGAGCTGAAGGTATCGCGTATCAGTGAAGCGATTTCCGGTGCGAACGGGGAATACAGCCATCAGTTGCTTGCTCCGGCGGACAATATCTCCATTGCAAAAAATGAACTGGCGGTTCTGGGGACGATTTCATGGACGTGACAAACGATGATTACATCCGTCTGTTGTCGGCACTGCTGCCGCCCGGTCCGGCGTGGTCAGCCAGCGATCCGGCGATTGCCGGTGCGGCACAGTCATTAACCCGCGTTCATCAGCGTGCGGATGCCCTGATGCGGGAGCTGGATCCGCGCACCACCACCGAACTGATAAATCGCTGGGAGCGTCTGTGCGGCCTGCCGGATGAATGTATTCCCGCAGGGACACAGACCCTTCGCCAGCGTCAGCAACGACTGGATGCGAAGGTTAACCTGGCGGGCGGCATCAATGAGGATTTTTACCTTGCACAGCTTGCTGCCCTGGGCAGACCAGACGCCACCATCACGCGATACGACAAAAGCACGTTCACCTGCTCATCGGCCTGTACTGACGCGGTGAATGCGCCGGAATGGCGGTATTACTGGCAGGTCAACATGCCAGCCGACACCAACACCACCTGGATGACATGTGGCGATCCCTGTGATTCCGCACTGCGTATCTGGGGCGACACCGTTGTCGAGTGTGTGCTTAACAAACTCTGCCCGTCGCATACCTACGTAATTTTTAAATATCCGGAGTAATCCATGCATCGTATAGATACGAAAACCGCGCAGAAGGATAAGTTCGGCGCGGGTAAGAACGGTTTTACCCGTGGTAACCCCCAGACCGGCACACCTGCCACCGATCTGGATGATGACTACTTTGACATGTTGCAGGAGGAACTTTGCAGTGTTGTGGAGGCATCCGGTGCCAGCCTGGAGAAGGGGCGGCATGACCAGCTACTTACAGCGCTTCGTGCGCTGCTGTTAAGCCGCAAGAATCCGTTTGGCGATATCAAATCGGATGGCACGGTGAAAACGGCTCTCGAAAACCTTGGTTTGGGAGAGGGAGCAAAATTAGGCGCAGCGGTGTGTGTGACCGGCTCTACAGGCTATATGACTATCCCGGCAATGGTCGCCGGGAAAGAACGGGTGATCATATTGCAGTGGTTTGGTGCTGCTACAACTGATTATGTGACACCAGTAACTGCGAATTTCCCTATTGCATTCCCAAATGAGTGCATGATTCCGTTATTTAGTGATGTATCAACTGGGGCAGTTGATTTGAGTTCTACAGCCGCATATAGCTTAGCGGTGGGCCGATCATACTATACGACGGTAACAAGAACTCAGATTACATGTGCTGGCTACGGTGGCTTTAGAGTTTTCGCGATTGGATGGTGATTAATATGTTTTATTCTGCAAAAGAAAATGCGTTCTACGCTGATGAGCTAAAAAGTATTTATGAAAATGCAGGTAGCTGGCCTGACGATGCCGTTGAAGTAGACTATTCCGTATTCGTTGAGTTTGCCGGAGAAACACCTAACGGAAAATTACGCGCTCCTAATTCTGATGGTTTACCTGAATGGATAGATATTCCCGAACCAACTGAAGAGGAAATTATTGCGTTGGCAGAAGCCGAAAAATCGCGACTGCGTGCTTCAGCTGACTCTGAAATAGAATGGCGGCAGGACGCCGTTGATGCGGGGATCGCGACGGAAGAAGAAACTGTTTCATTAGCCGAATGGAAAAAATACCGGGTGCTGCTGATGCGAGTTGATACAGCAGACCCGGACTGGCCTACTCCTCCGGCGACTCAGGCCAGTTGATATCTGGTGCGCTGGATATGTCCACAGATTCCAGCGCATCGAGATAATCCAGCCATAGGTTATATTGCTCTTTTTCTGTCTCTGTCAATCGTCCTAATGCGGCCTTGCCGGGCCATTGCTTTTTGTTCATATAGTCATTGGCCTGGTCAGTTCTCGACAGCTTTTCTCCTTCGGCAGTAGCGACATTGGCTGCGTGCTGAGCTTCTACATCTGTTACCCACTGTTCCCCATTCCATTTATCATATAATGATGTAGGGGCAATGGGTGTTGTATGAGTGGGATAATCGCCAAGTGTCGTTACTTGAACTTGTTGCATCGTCTCTGTGCTATAAACGGTTTGGCCTCTTTTGTCGATAATGTATATCCATGATGTAAGGTCTGCTGTTCGACAAATAGCAAATCCGTCTTTGCTTTCGCCAGGTGCGTCAGTGCATGAATTCGCAGGAATGCCGACACCAACGGGTAAGTATTCAACCGTTGAAGAAAGATATTCGCGCGTCTCACAATCATAATTGTAAACAGTAATATCACCTGATTTCGTGGAAATACCATTATTATTCAGTATCGCTTTAGTCATTATGCAGCCCTCACAATATAATTAAATGCGATATTACGTGGACGGCTAACAATGGAGTTGCCAGAGTCAACATTCAATTTATTCATCGCTGTACTACCCGTAATTGTCTGAGACTGTAATGCAGTTGTGGATGGTGATTTATCCCCTTGGAATGGGCTAAGGTCATAAGCAGTTGCTGTTGCTAATACTACCGTTGCCTGCGTGTCATTCTTCCAGTCAACCCCGATATAAGTACCTCCCTGCGCAGAAAGCAGCGAACGTCCAGTATCAACCCCGCGTCCGTCATCCCATCCACGAATAAACTCCCCCCGCAGGTCTGGAAGTTTCATGTCTGGATAGGCTAGTGCCAGTTTAGGGTACTGGGAGGCAGTGAACGCGGCTCCGTTGCATTTAAGCCATCCCTTTGGTGGCGTTGCTGACGGCCACGGAATGGGGACGCCAACCGGCAATGCAGAACCTTCTCCCAAACCAACGTTTATGAAAATGCAGAAATAACGAGCAAATGGCATCATTCCTGCTTTTGTCAGGGAGATCTACCATGCTTATTGGCTATGTACGTGTGTCAACAAATGACCAGAACACAGATCTACAACGTAATGCGCTGAACTGTGCAGGATGCGAGCTGATTTTTGAAGACAAGATAAGCGGTACAAAGTCCGAAAGGCCGGGACTGAAAAAACTGCTCAGGACATTATCGGCAGGTGACACTCTGGTTGTCTGGAAGCTGGATCGGCTAGGGCGTAGTATGCGGCATCTGGTCATTCTGGTTGAGGAGTTGCGCGAACGTGGCGTTAATTTTCGCAGCCTGACGGATGCTATTGATACCAGCACACCGATGGGGCGTTTTTTCTTTCATGTGATGGGTGCCCTGGCTGAAATGGAACGAGAACTGATTGTTGAACGAACAAAAGCTGGACTGGAAGCTGCTCGCGCACAGGGACGAATTGGTGGACGTCGTCCCAAACTTACACCAGAACAATGGGCGCAGGCCGGGCGATTAATTGCATCAGGCGTTCCTCGCCAGAAGGTGGCGATCATCTATGATGTTGGTATATCGACACTGTATAAGAAGTTTCCGGTCGGAGATAAATGAAACCGTAGCACGTCGTATGCAAGATCGTGCTGCGGTTTATGCTTATCACTTAAAGACTCAAAAATTAGGTGAGTAACGGACCGGGGACATAGCTCCTTTTTTTCTTAATTCATCTGGTATTTTTTTTCCAAGATAAAGATTTGCTATTTCAGGTGGGGCTTCTCGACCTTCAAAACCATAGCGAGAACTTTGTGTTGCCTCAAAGTCAGGATCCTCGTCCCAGTATTTCATCGTAGGGAAATTTTCACGTGTTGATTTGAGCCATTTATCAGCAATGAAAACCCCTCGAACGATTCCCCTTACAGTAGCAAGAATAACTTCTGCTTGGCTGGCGCGAGAGACATTAATGCGCCAGCTAAATCGAACCGCATCATAAAGCTCTGAATCCTTTGCACTTCTGTTAACGGAAATCATTAATGCTTTATGATGAAATGTTATGGTTTCGGGTTGATATGTTGCTATCAACTCTTTGACATGCGCGGCGCCGAATTCATTGCTGCCAGCACCATTCATGATATTCGTTAACCCAGGGTAGGCATCAATAAGTGCTGCTTCAACTTCGTACGCCGTCTTTTCATCAGTCATTCCATGTCGATGGATGACATGGATAACTTCAAGTCCCGCTAATCTTATTTCTCTGATTTGCTTTAGCTTGTTGCTCAGTAACTCGTCATCATCAGCCGCTGCCACTTCACCGCGCATATGGGCAAATACGCGGTTACCTTTGCCTTTCCCTACATAGAAGGTGCTTCCGTCCCTAGGATCAATCAATCGGTATACATACCAGCCAAGGTGTTCAATTACTCCAGAAGGAAACTCAGTAATATCCATTTTGCAATATCTGTGAATTATTTGTGAGACGTATATTAATGAACATTGCAAGGGCTCACAACTAGTAGTGTTGAGAAAGCCATCGGGAAAATGAGGCTAACCCTTTGAATTTACATAGCGCAAAAAGATACCTTTCCTCATAATGTGAGCTAATTTTATGTTTCGTTTGATGATCGGGTCGGTCTCGAAACCCGTAGCCACGTCATATGCAAGAACGTGCTACGACTGGCTGGTGAACTTCCGATAGTGCGAGTATTGAATGATTTCCAACTGTTATCGATTTTGCGTATTTTTTGCATGAGAGGATTTTTACCTCCTCCCACCGATCCTCCATGGCTTTACGCCAGTGTCTCTGGTCTGCTATGTGCCAGGAGCAGCCATTGCTAAGTCCATCCTGTATTGTGCAGGTCAGCTCGTTTTTAAAGAGTCCGGCCATCATCTTACTGGTACAGACACCATATACTTTGTGACGGTCAGGCTACATATGCACAACTCAACTTATTCATCTATTTTTTGCTTTAGCATGTCAGTGTTGCTTTCTCGTCGGCGGGTGAGCGGTGACCTGACCTGTCGATAAAGGAACGTAGCACGTTTTATGCAACACCCGCATGCGGCAGAAAATTATTGCCGAACGTTTACCCCTGTCAACAAGCTTTACTTTCTGAGGCGCGCCAGCCCGCGAGGAAAACAATCTGAACATCAAACAATTAATGACACAAGAAATACGATTAAAGATTTTTTTGTGCATGTCGATAGTGCTTTTTTAAAAGGAGAAATCTATGTCTGTCACAATTCAGGGAAATACCTCAACCGTTATTTCAAACAACTCCGCCCCGGAAGGAACATCAGAAATAGCCAAAATCACAAGACAAATTCAGGTGCTGACTGAAAAGCTTGGGAAAATCTCATCGGAAGAGGGGATGACGACACAGCAAGAAAAAAGAAATGGCTGCATTGGTACAGAAGCAAATTGAAAGCCTCAGGGCTCAACTGGAGCAGTTGTTAAGGCAGCAGGCAGAGAAAAAGAATGAAGACGCGACAGTTCAGCCTGATAAAAAAGAAGAGAAAAAAGACGATACAAATACCGCTGGCACCATTGATATTTACGTCTAAGTGACAGCCGTATTGTGGCCCTCATCGGGCCACTTTTCGCCATCAGCCTTTTCTTTAAAGACATATTATCTTTGTATCATTTCTGATAGTTAACATTACAAGATATAAGTAATGGACGCACTCCCAATTAGTCTATTTAAATCGCCACGAGTTTAACTGACAACCCATGATCAATTATGAATTGCAACTATTTCTGTAGTCACTTTTGTGTAAGCGACTCGTCAGAACCGTATTGATATTTACTGAGAGCTCAGATCAACTTTCCAGGGCAACAGATCGCGTACCCGGTTTGCCGGCCAGTCCTGGATATGTTCAATGACGTAACGCAGCCACTTTTCTGGCTCCACATTGTTCAGACGGCATGTGCCGATCAGCGAGTACAACACCGCCGCATGTTCACCACCGCTGTCGGAACCCGCGAACATCCAGTTTTTCCGGCCTACGGCCACTCCCCGTAAGGCGTTCTCTGCGATGTTGTTGTCGATTTCCACCCAGCCATTACTGCAGTACACGTTCAGTGCATCCCACTGTTTCAGCAGGTATGCGAACGCTTTTGCCGTATCTGAGTGACGCGACAGTGTTTTCATCTGTTGCTGTATCCAGTCATACAGTGACTGCATCAGTGGCGCGGCTCTGGCTTTTCTTGCCGCCAGACGCTGTTCTGCTGAACAGCCCCGGACCTCTGCCTCGATGGCATACAGTTCACCGATACGCTGCAGGGCTTCCGTGGTGATGTAGGTGGGCGCTCTTGCATGCACATCGTGGATTTTTCTCCGGGCATGAGCCATACACGCGGCTTCCGTTATTCTGCCGGATTCGTATAACGCCCGGTAACCACCGTAAGCATCGGCCTGAAGCACACCGCTGTAACCGGCCAGGTGATTTTGTGGATGGATACCTTTCCGGTCCGGACTGTACGCGAACCAGACCGCCGGGGGCATCTGTGAACCGGCGTTACGGTCATCACGGACGTAGACCCACAGCCGGGCTGTCCGGGTTTTACCGCTGCCCGGCTCCTGGACCGGGACGGGGATATCATCAGCATGGACTTTACCGGGCATCAGCACATACTGGCGCAGGACGTCATACAGCGGCTCCAGCAGTTCAGCAACAGCACCTGTCCAGCGCCCCAGTGTGGCACGGCTCAGCTCCACTCCCTGACGACGGTATATTTCTGACTGGCGGTATAACGGCAGATGGTCTGCATATTTCCCGGTGACAACATGGGCCAGAAGCCCCGCTCCGGCATAACTGCGTGCAATGGGTTTTGAAGGTACTGGTGCCTGCACGATATGGTCGCACCGGCAACAGGCCTGTTTCGGACGTTGTGTTTCGATAACCTTAAAGGCGCTGCTGATAAGCTCCAGTTGCTCTGACACATCACATCCCAGAGAACTGAGTTCACCACCACAGGCAGGACAGCATTCCTCTTCCGGCCGGATAACCCGGGTTTCACGGGGAAGTGAGGCCGGTAACGGTTTACGGGCTGAAGACTGGCGCAGGGCGGATGGCAGTACCGGGTCATATTGCTCACCCAGCGTTTCCGCCATTTCTTCCTGAAGTGCGCTGATTCGCTCCTGTGCTTCCTGTATCTGCCGTTCGGTTTTTGCACGAAGTTTTTCTGAGCTTTTACCGAACTGCATACGTTGCAGTTTCGCAACCAGCGCCTTCAGCCGGTTGATTTCGGAAGCATAAGCCGCCACCCGCTGTGAGAGCAGGCGGTTGTATTCAGCCATCTGGCGGATGGTGTCCTGTTGCGTCTGCAACAGTGCCCGCAGGCGGGCGTTCTCATGAGCAAGTGAGGTGTCCATATCCTCACTTTACAACGGGTTATATGCGGATTCCAGCGCGTTCCGTTCGTTTCGGGTGCTTCCAGTTGATACCTTCAAGAAGCATGGATAACTGAGCCGGAGTAAGGTGCACCTTGCCGTCACGGGTGACTGGCCAGACGAAGCGGCCCCGCTCCAGGCGTTTGGTGAAGAGGCACAGTCCGTCACTGTCAGCCCACAACACTTTTATCTGGTCACCCCGGCGTCCGCGGAAGATGAACAGGTGTCCGGAGAACGGGTCATCCTTCAGGACGTTCTGAACTTTTGATGCCAGGCCGTTAAAGCCATTTCGCATATCGGTGATACCTGCAACCAGCCAGATACGCGAACCTGCAGGGAGAGATATCATCAGTGGCTGCTCCCTTTTATTTCGCGGATAAGTGTCTGTAATAACGCCGGCGTCAGTTTACCTTTAAGCCTGAGAGTTCCGGCCGGCAGAACCAGCTCACAACACAGACTGTCGGACGGTGTATTTATCTGCTCTGGTTCCTGTGCGGGGGCCGGGATTTTATTATCCGGCTCCGGCGTTAACGTCACGGGAAGCAGTGCCGGCATATTTTTTCCGGAAGGCAGCAGGCCACCTTTCCGGTATTGATGGCGCCAGTTGAAGAGCAGGTTATCGTTGATTCCGTTTTCCCGGGCGATCTGCGCCACACAGGCTCCGGGCTGCAGTGACTGCTCCACTAAGGCGATTTTAAACTCATAAGGGAAGTTGGGCCGCCGGGGACGTTTTTTTACCATGGGGGCTTCGGATATAACGGTGCTTTCAGGACGTACGACTGGTACCGTGGAAAATTGTCCGTAAAGGCAGGCATCAAGTTCCTGCTCCGACATGCCTGCGGGCAAAGGCCACGAAAGGCCAGCTCTCCGAAAGCGCACGAACATACTACAAACTGTTGATTTTGGTACACCCAGGCGACGCCCGGCCACAACCCGGGGTAAATGTTCTTCAAAGTGAAGACGTAAAGCTTCAGTGATCCAGGTCCGGTGTTTCATACGATAGTGTCCATTAAAAATGATGGACATTATTTTTGTAGAGCCGGAGGAAACAGACCAGACGGTTTAAATGAGCCGGTTACACTTTTGTGGGGACAGTCCACAAAACTGCCAACTTCCGCTTCTTGCTCATAACAGACATAAACTTCAGTTATGGCATAAAGGTATGCATGCTGGGTGGGGAAAGTATGAAGGAAAAGAAGACTGCTGCGCCGTTTGTCGTCACGTTTATCTTCATTGGCTATGCAAGTCGTAATACAAGGTGGGACAAAACTGAGACACAT